GCTGAGATCGTCTTGAACCACGGAGATGGGGCACTGCCCGTAGGGGCGGGGCCGATTGTGCAGATGGCGGCCAATAAGTTGCCGTACACAGACCTTGACGCCAATGGTGATCCGAAGCTTGCTGACATCTATCAGAAGCTCGGCATCTTGGCGATGGGGCCCGATCAGTCCAACTGGCACATGCTACTGCCGAACGTGCTGAAGCGGCAAGAAGCTACCAACGAGATGAACGACACGTACCAGAAGAGCCTGTTCTACATCATGCAGGCCGAGACGTACAAGTATGACCAGCACATGAGAAAGAGCCAGCCCACCTGGGACGAGATCAAGGGCAGGGCTACTCGCTGGACTGCTATGCGGTCGATCTTCGCTGGCGTGCTGCCCATCTCGCTGAACAGCCAGGACCCGTATCAGTTCTTCCGGGACCAGTACCGACAGATGCAGAGCGTCGACCCCAAGGGTGCAGACCAGCAGTTCTACGACAAGTACGGAGACAGCGCGTACATCTTCTCTCAGTCGATGTCCAAGAACAATACCGGACTGAAGCCGACGCAGGAGGCTGTGTTCGCGTCCAAGTACTACCAGGATCTGATCAGCAAGGCTGGTCCCGAGTGGGCCGGTCTGGTAGTCGGGGCCGAAGGTGACGGCAAGTACTCCAACGGCGCGTACTACTACGAGAAGACACATGCGGCTGACGCCGCAGGCGGTCTGGCTCAGCGCACCCAGATGACAGCCCGTGAAGCGTTGGACGAGAGTCAGCGCTCTTTGGGGTGGCGTCAGTACAAGTCGTACATGAACGGTCTCTACTCTCAGCTGTTCGACCGTGGCCTCAAGTCCTTCGAGGACGAGGGGGCAGAAGATCTGCTGTCCGAGAAGAAGGCGTTGGTCAGCACCTTGTCAGACGCTCAGACTCTGGACGACGCTGGCAACATCATAGAGAATCCGTACTACAACAAGGCCTGGTCGAAGGACTTCAACTCCCTCGACAAAGGCTACTACGATCGTGCTGCTCAGTCGATGCGTCAGATCGTAGATGATCCGGAGATCTGGTCCAAGGCCGTCAACCCTGACGGCAGCGTGGGCATGCGATCCGACATCTACACACTGAAGACTTATCTTCAGTATCGGGATGACGTGAAGCGCGCTCTGATTATGCGGAACGATGCCGATGGTTCGGACGACATCAACGCCGAATCGAACGCCGACATCAAGCAGCAGTGGAACGCCCTGGTGATTCAGCTCGTGGAAGCTGACACCAAGTTCGCAGACCTGCACTCTCGATACTTGTCGAGAGACATGGGCTTCGATCAGGACACGGTGCTCGAATCTCAGTCGACCGGTGAGCTTCCCCAGTTCCAGGGCAGCACCTCCAGTGCTGACCAGCAGTCCATCTTTGACGTACTGGCCAACCAGGGAGGTGTTTGATGAGCACACCAGCCAATCCTGATCCATTGGCGGCGAGACGCGCGGCGTCCAGCGAACAGAAGCAGAACACCTTCAACAACACGGTCAAGAAGAATGCTGGCGCCACGGTGGGTGCCGTGGGCGGCACTGGTGTAGATACCGGACATGGTACCGCCAAGAATCCGATCATCTACCTGGGGTCCGATTCCAGAATCGGGTTCATGGACCAAGATGCCGCGTCCGGCATGTACTACAAGTGGGACAACAAGACGAAGAACCAGTTCCTCAGTCAACTGGGTCTTGCTGGATACGACACCGGCCAACTCAAGGACGCCCAGCTAGCCAGCCTGTGGGCTGGCTACGTGGAGGTGGCCGGTAAGTACTCACTGGCAGGCAAGTGGGTCAGCCCTTGGGAAGTCATCGGCAAGGACATAGCCCAGAGAGAGGACGCGGCGGCCAAGCCCCGGACGGTTACTCAGACACAGAAGACGTACAACCTGAGTACCGCAGAGGACGCTCACGCGCTCTTTCAGGGAGCAGCCCAGGCCTTGCTTGGTCGTGATCCCACGAAGTCCGAGATCGCTCGCTTCAAGGGGACGCTGAACAAGTATGAACAGTCCAATCCGGCGATGACCACCACCACGTCTGACTACCTGGGTTCCGATCTCCAGAACCAGACGAGCACCACGACGGGCGGCGTAACCGCCGCCTCGCAGCAGCTCATGGCCCAAGAGGAAGCCAAGAAGGACCCGGAGTACGGGGCCTATCAGGCCGCCACGAACGGCATGAACTGGCTCATGGAGATGATAGGGGGGTGACTGATGGCCGTATCCGGTCAGCAGATAGCCGAGTACGCTAAGAAGTTCATCGGCACCCCTTACGTCTGGGGCGGCAATAGCCTGAAGGGTGGCATCGACTGCTCCGGACTTGTTCAGCAGGTATACAAGAACTTCGGACTGTCGGTTCCTCGCGTCACTTACGACCAGATCGGCCAGGGCAAAGCCGTCAAGATGAACGGCCTCCAAGTTGGAGACATGATCTTCTTCGACTTCGGAGGCCAGGCCGGTCCTGATCACGTGGGAATCTATCTGGGTGGCGGCAAGTTCATTCACGCCCCACGCCCCGGCAAGGGCGTGGAAATAGCCAGCCTCAAGTCGGGCTATTACCAGGACAGCTTCGTGGGCGGACGACGCATCTCGGGCATCGAGGGTGGTGGGCCTTCTGGCGAGTGGGACCCCAGCGGGGGAACGGCTGAGGCCAAGCTGTCGCCCGAGGAGCTGGCTGCCGAGTATGGTTTCGCCTACTCGTTCCTCAACTCGAACCCCGAGCTGAAGACCAAATTCGGACAGATGGTCAACGAGACCTGGTCTAAAGAGAAGTTCATGGCCGAGATGCGGACCACTAAGTGGTGGCAGGAGAACTCGGAGACGCAACGTCAGGTGCAGCAGATGAAGAGCACCGACCCTGCCACCTACGAGGCGAACCTTGGGGCCGCCAGGCTTCAGGTTCAGCAGCTCGCCTCCGAGATGGGTGCCGTCATTCCCCCCGCCAAGCTCTCGAAGATCGCCTCTCAAGTACTTGAGACCGGACTTCAGGAGGACGGGTTGCGAAACGTCTTGGGTAAGTATGTGACCTTCATCAAGGGTACGCTCCGGGGTGAGGCTGGAGCCTACGAGAACGCGATGAAAAAGTACGCGTACGAGCAGGGCGTCACCCTCGACAATCAGACGGTCAAGAACCAAGCGGCCCTCGTGGGCCGCAAGCTAGCCACTGATGCCGACTTCAAGAACCAGATCGTACAGCAGTCCATCTCTGCGTTCCCCAGCTATAAGCAGCAGCTCGAAGCTGGACAGACGATGATGGACATCGCTACTCCGTACATTCAGACGATGGCCCAAGAGCTTGACCTCAACCCGGATAGCATCACCCTGAATGACCCGCTGGTCAAGCAGGCGCTGAACGGGGTGAACACAGACGGTAAGCCGACTGGCATGGATCAGACGACCTTCCTCGACCGACTCCGGAATGACCCCCGATGGGGCGGCACCAAGGCCGCCCAGGATCAGGTGATGAACGTTGGTCACAGCGTTCTCAAGTCTATGGGCCTTCGCGGCTAAAGCGGTGGCGAGCGCCCTTGTGGGCGTCTCGCTCCTAGGAGGTTCAGTGGCCCAGTCAGGCTTCGACGCGTTCATGCGTTCTATCGCCACGCAGGAGAGTGGCGGCAACTATTCGGTTGTCAACTCTATCGGCGCGGTCGGCAAGTATCAGGTCATGAAGGCCAACATCCCCGGCTGGTCCAGGCAAGTGCTTGGCTACTCGGTGTCCTGGCAGAAGTTCAGGGATACGCCCTCCATCCAGGAGAAGGTTGTCCGTGGAATCCTCAAGGGCTACTACGACAGCTGGGGGCCGAGAGGTGCAGCCGCAGCCTGGTACGCAGGGCCAGGCAACCACGACCTGGACATGTCGACTAAGTCTCAGTCCGGCGGGCCGTCGATCAAAGAGTACGTTGACTCGGTGGTTGGCAGGGTCGACACTTCGACCTATAGCGGATCAGGGATAGGAGGTGACCCAGTCGTGCCGAAGCTGGACAAGGCGGAGCTTGCCGAAAAGTACGGCTTCACGATGGACTTCCTGAACGCCAACCCTGAGATCCGGGACAAGATCTTCAACCCCATGGTCAAAGAGGGCTGGTCCCAAGAGATGTTCAACGCCAAGATGCGGGGCACCAAGTGGTGGAAGGCGCACTCCGACAAGGAGCGCCAATACCTCACCCAGATGTTCACCGATCCGGCGACTGCTCGGCAGTCGCTGTCACAGGCCAGGGTCACGGTCCAGCAGCTGGCCAACCAACTGGGAGTCAAAGAGACTACGCTCATCAAGAAGCGCATGTCCGAGGCCGCGTACAACATGGTGGCCAAGGGCTGGAACGAGGGGCAGCTTCGCTACTTCCTCGGCCAGTACGTCTACTTCAACGGCGGAGACATGGAGGGGCAGGGGGCTGACGTTCAGAACGAGTTGAGGTCTTATGCCTACAGTATGGGCGTGAAGATGTCTGACTCGTGGTACGCCGCCAACACCCGAAAGGTGTTGCGCGGTCTGGCTACCACGTCGGACTACAAGAACGACATGCTGCGACAGGCTAAGGCCATGTTCCCCCAGTATTCCAAGCAGCTGGATGGCGGCCAGACGGTGGCAGACATCGCTCAGCCTTACCTCCAGTCGATGTCTCAGATCCTTGAGCTGCCCGCTGGCAGCATCAATCTGTACGACAGCACGGTCAAGAAGGCGCTTCAGTACAAGAACCCGACCACGCTGCAAGTGCAGGCAAAGCCTCTCTGGCAGTTCGAGAACGACCTTCGAGGCGATCCCCGATGGAAGCAGACCAAGAATGCCCAGGATTCGCTGATGCAGGTCGGACACCAGGTGCTCGCTGACTTCGGATTTAAGTACTGAGAGGAGGAACCATGGCACTTTCTGGCGCGCAGCTGCCTGGACAGATCGACAACAGTACGGCCCAACAGGTTCAGCTCAAGCTGCTCCAGCAGCAACAGAAGACGCTGCAAGCTCAAGTCAACGGACTGACCAAGCAGATAGCCAGCCTCAAGGGCAAGAAGGACAAGAACAGTCAGCGCCTTCTGGGCGCTGCACAGGATAGCCTCAAGGCTGCGCAGAGTCGACTGAACGCGTCAAGCAAGCAGCTTACGACTGTCCAGAACAGATACTACGAGTCGACCGGGCAGTACGACAAGCTGCTCACCGGGTCCAACCGTGACGCGTTCCTCGCTCTGGAAACGGTGTTCAAGCAGTACGGACTGGAGAGTCTGGCGGGGAAGATATACGACTACGTCAAGAACGGTTACTCGTCCGACACGATCTCGATTCTCCTTCAGGACACCAAGGAGTATAAGCAGCGTTTCGCTGCGAACGAGGCCCGGGTCAAGGATGGCCTGCCTGTCCTTTCCCCCGCCGACTACATCAGCACCGAGAACTCGTACCGTCAACTTCTCCGGTCCTCCGGCCTGCCGGAAGGGTTCTACGACAGTAATGACGACTTCACCGAGTGGCTGTCCAAGGACGTGAGCCCCACCGAGATTCAGTCCCGGGTGGATCTGGCCACGCAGGCCACCGCCCTGGCGAACCCCTACTACAAGCAGGCGTTGAGTCAGATCGGTATCGGCAATGGCGAGATGGCCGCCTACTTCCTGGACGCCGACCGAGCATTGCCGCTGCTCCAGAAGAGCGCGGCTACAGCACAGATCGGTGCTGCGGCACTCCAGCAGGGCCTGACGTTCGATAAGACGTACGCGGAACAGCTGGCCACGTCTGGCGTTACGGCAGCCCAGGCCCAGCAGGGCTACTCCCAGGTAGCCTCAGAGTTGGGGACGATGCAAGATCTGGCGTCGATCTACGGATCGACCTGGACCCAGTCGGAGTCGGAGCAGGCCACGTTTGGCACGAGCGCAACAGCCTCAGCCAAGAAGGCTGGCCTTGCGTCCCGAGAGCGCGGAGCGTTCAGCTCCGCCACTGGTGGCGCACGAGGTGGACTCGCCCAGTCGGGCGGAGCCAAGTAAGAGGCAGGACTCGCGAGGCGTACGGCGCCTCTTCGTTCGGTTCGATCCCGAGCGAGTCCACCATGACGAGATCGACCGGCCCTCAGTCATGTATCCAAGACCGGCACTTATCGTAGGAGCGGTGGCCAGCCTCCCCGGGCTGGCTGTTCTGGCCTACACATCTTATGGGAGGGACATCATATGTCCAACAACTGGGGTTACACCGAGAACGACGCAAGCGACCTGGACAACAGCACCGAAGCTAGCGGTCCCAAGGCACTTCGCGACGCGTACAACGCCATGAAGCAGCAGAATGATGAGCTTAGCCAGAAGCTGACGAGCTTCCTGGAGGAGCAGCAGACTGCCAAGATGGCCACCGTTTTCGAGTCCCTCGGGGTTCCGGGTGCACAGGCCGTGTATCAGGGCCCCAACGATCCGCAGAAGGCCAAGGAATGGGTCGACACCATGCGACAGACCTTCGGCGGTGGGCAGCCCCAGCAGGCTGCCGTTGAACAGCCCACCACGCCCACGCTTCCCCCGTCGATGCAGTCTCAGTTCGAGCGCATGTCTCAGGCTGGGTCCGAGGGAGTTCCGGTGGGCAACGTGGAGGCTGCTCAGGCAGCCGTCAATGATGCTACCGACACTAAGGGCCTGATCGCATCGTTCCAGAACATGAACGGTGTGTGACAATGCCCCACCTCCCTAAGGAGTGACTAATGGCTAACGCCTTTACCGGCACCGCCGCACTAGCGAACCTCGTCCAGACCGCGTATGACCGCGCTCTTGAGTTCGCCCTTCGTAAGCAGCCGCTGTTCCGCATGGTCGCCGACAAGCGACCGGTCCAGCAGGCTATGCCTGGCTCGTCCGTCGTGTTCGAGCTGTACCAGGATCTCGCTCAGGCCATCACGCCGCTGAACGAACTGGTCGACCCGGACGCCGTTGCGGCCGGTAACCCGACCACGGTTTCCGTTACTCTGAACGAGTACGGTAACGCGATCCTGGTCTCGAACAAGCTGGACCTGTTCTCGTTCACCGACGTGACCGCCGGTCTCGTCAATCAGGTGGCCTGGAACCTGGTCGACTCCATCGACCTTCTGGTTCAGAACGTCCTTGCTGCTGGTACGCAGACGCTGCGTACCTCTGGTGGTGGCGTCATCGGCTACGGGTTCGGCACTACGCCGACCAACCCGGTCGCGCTGACCGCGATCGACTCCGACTCGGTGTTCACTTCGGACATGGCTCGGTTCGCTCCGACCCAGCTCCGGACGCTGGCTGTCCACCCGAACAAGGACAACTACTACACCGCGTACATCCACCCGCAGGTCTCTTACGACCTGCGTCGTGAGACTGGTGCGGCTGCGTGGCGTGACCCGCACAACTACTCGGCGGCCGGTAACATCTGGGCTGGCGAGATCGGCGAGTACGAGGGCGCCTGCTACATCGAGACGCCCCGCGCTCAGAACGTCCAGTCCGGTGCCGGTGCTGGTTCGACTCAGACCCGCGTGTACAACACGTACTTCACGGGTCAGCAGGCTCTGGCTGAGGCCGTGGCCGAAGAGTTCCACACGGTCCGTGGTCCGGTCGTCGACAAGCTGACCCGCTTCCAGCCGCTCGGCTGGTACGGCGTGGCTGGCTGGACGCTGTACCGTCCGGAGTCGCTGATCGTGGCTCAGTCCACCAGTTCGGCCCGTCCGGCTGCGTGACCCACTTGAGGGGGCTGGCCAGAGGTGCCAGCCTTAAACGACCATCTCTCAGAGGCGCCCTCGCTCTTTCTCTCAAGGAGGTAACGCATGTCCGGTTTCGACAATACGTCGTTCACCACGCGAACCGTGGCTGCCACGACTGACACGCTGACCGCGAACGACTACGTGATCATCTACACCAACAGCGCGACCAAGACGGTCACGCTTCCCGCTGTTGCCACGACCCAGCCGGGTCGTGTGTATCAGCTGATCTGCCAGAACACTGGTGTTCTTACGATCGATGGTAACGCCTCGGAGACTATCAACGGTGCTACCACGTTCGCGATGACCGCCGGTACCGTTGGTGGCGTCACCGGCCGCTGCTCCATCGTCTCTGACGGTACGCAGTGGTTCACGCTCAACAGTCAGTGATCTAGGCGATACGGCAGAGCCGTACGCCGCTTGCTAGCAGCTTCGCTGCGTCGCTAATCGAAGGGAGCCTCAGTGGCTAACTGGCTATTCACTACACCCACGGTCGCCGAGGCTCCCTTCGGGTGGTCCCCGCTCATGGAGCGATATCGCATGAACCGAGCCGTCTCGGTAGTCGAGGTGTCGCCCGGCATCTACGAGCAGACCAGATACGACGCGTACACCAACGAGATCGGCGCGGTCAATCGCCCGGTCAACCCGAACGAGCAAGACACCACCTTCTGGCCCGCCCCTTCGGCGGGCCTGCACTACTTCCGGGGTGGATACGAGTGGATCGTGAGCGACCAGGTAAGGGCTGACATCATCGCCTCTGGTGCTGCCGACGCCTCCAACTTCATCCCCGCCTAAGGAGAATCATGGCTGCTAAACCGAACCCCAAAGCGAAGCTCGGGCAGGGTGGACGCTTCGCCGCTGTAGCCAAAGCTGCTGGCGGGGGAAAGAAGGGCGCGGCGATCGCCGCTATGGCCGGACGTAAGAAGTACGGCAACGCCAAGATGGCCAAGATGGCCGCAGCTGGACGACGGAAGGCCAAGTAATGTCTGACCTCTACAAGAACCCGCAGACCGAGCCCCGCCCTGAAGGCTATATCAGCGCCAACGACGACATGCAGGATTGGGGCGGCTCTCACATGGAGCCTGCTGGCCCCGCCGGTAGGACTACGAACGTCAACGGCAACGAGCGAGGCATCCTTGAGGCTGGGCTGTTCCGGACGATGGCTCTTCACCAGACGTCCGAGCTTGGCTCTGACCACAACTCCCACCGGGAGGGTATCTATGGACAGTCGGGGATTCATCAGGACTGACGAGATCGCTGGCATCAAGATAGCCAAACCTATGGCCAACGGTTACAAGAGTTCAGCATCCGCCGTAGCGGATGCCACCAAGGCAGAGACCGTGATGCTCGGACATAACAGCTTCCGTCCTGACATCTACCGAGTAAGTGAAGGGTACGTAAGCTGATGAAGCCCGAAGACATCGAGAACCGGTTCAGCCTGGTCAATTCCAGCGCTGACCAGGTAGAGCGATACCACAAGATCGCAGGCAAGGCTCTGGAGCTTGCGTTGCTCATCAACGAACTCGCCCCTGACGGGCGAGAGAAGTCCCTTGCGCTCACAGGCCTCGAAGAGGTCAAGGACTGGGGCCTTCACGCCGTTCGCATGGAAAGGTTCAAGTGATGGCAGTCGCCAAGAAGACTGAGCCTGAAGCTGAGCCGCTCCTGAAGATCGGTTCGCTGATCAACCTCGATCGAGGTGGACGAACCCTTCAGAACCTGGAAGTCCTCGGGATCGATGAGTACTTCGTCAAGCTCCGCTGGGACATCCACGTCTCACCTCAGACTGAGATCGTTCTCGTGCCCTGGCGTGAGGCTGTCATCGGCTTGGTCGGTGAGCGCTGATGAGCTGGGAACGATGTCCGACGTGCGGCTACCTCAAGTGCGACTGCGTGTGCGGTCGGCTGATACCGACCTGCATGCTGTGCAGTAGGCCTTTCGAGGAGTGCCGGTGCAAGTGATCAGCTGCTCCAGTTCGTGCACCACGAAGGATCATCGATCCTGGGGCGAGTGCATCAAGGCCAAGGGTTTGCAGATCTCCCCCGCTATCAGCGACTCCTACGGGAGTCGCCAGAAGAAGTGGGACCGTGAGCTTGACGGCTATGAGTCCGCAGTCCGGCAAGGCCTTGAGCCTGCTGGCACCAAGCAGCATCACGTAGATGCTGCGTTCAAGGAGGCTGATGCACTATGAGCGTCACCGATGGAAACATCACCGGAGACCTGGCTGAGCAGACCATAAGGATCGATGGAGCAAGCTCTACGTCTACGCCCGTCATCCTTCGGGACGTCGCTGGCAGCACGGTGAACATCGCCCTGCCTGACGCCAACCTCGGCGCCATGCTTCTGGTGACTACCGGACAGCTGGCGGCCACCACCACACTGAACGCTGTCACTACCAACGCGACCGGCACCACCATGGATTGCGGATCGGCTCACGTCAACTGCACCCTGGTCGGCGTAGGTACGTCCACCCTGACCGGCACGATCACCCTCGAAGGTTCGCTGGACAACACCACGTTCGTGTCTACTGGCACAACGGTGGCCCTCACTGCCGCTGCAACGGTGACGGCGTCCAGCAGCGGCAAGGCATTCCGGTATTACCGAGCATCTCTGTCCGGCGCTGGGGGCGCCGGTACCTTGACCACCAAGATCATGGCGGCCTAAGTGGCACAGCAGAACGTCAACGTGGAGAATGCTACTACCCAGCTAGCCCCCATATGGGTAACGCAAGCTCCGATTCCGGGATCTAAGTTCTACTTTCACAGCCTCACTGAAATCTCCGGAGTGTTGGCGGCCAACAACTTCATCTCAATCTTCAATCCTTCAGCCTCCGGTAAGACCCTGGTCTTCTATCAGGCAACGGTGGACGCGTACGCTACTGGCGCAGCTACCGTGACTACCAACATGAAGGTCTTCAGGACTACGGCCGCTAGTGCTGGCACGCTGATAGCGGCCAGTACGGTCAACCGGTTCAATACCGCAGACGCCAACCCCGTGGCGGAAGTCAGAGTGGGTAACCCCACCACGACCAACGTCGGCACTGCGCTCATAGGTTTCATCCCGGCTATCACCACCGTTGGTGCTGGCACTGGCCCGACTGGCAACGCGACGGTACCTTCAGGTGCGGGATTTGTCTGCCGCCCCGGGGAAGGCATTGTCTACAACACAGCAGCGGGCGATGTGGACCAACTCTGGAACATCAACGTCACCTGGGCGGAACTCTAAGGGCTTCGCTCGCGTCGTAAGGAGGCCAAGTGGCTGTCACATTTGATCAGCTAGTCAGCCGAGTCAAGCAGCAGCTACTTGGCTACACCCGAGACCAGGCGTCCATCTCGTACCTCACTGCGCCGATGGACAACAACGATGTAACCTTCGTGGTCGACACCGAGACCGTGACCAATCTGTCCCGTGGCCTGGTGGAGATCGACGATGAGCTGATCCTCGTCAAGAAGTTCGACCGTCCTACCGGGTTGGTCACCGTGATGGGTGGACTCACCGGGACAGGCCGAGGAGTGGAGGGCACTACCGCTGCCGCTCACACGCTGGACACGATCGTCACCGACGATCCGATGTACCCGAGGGCTCGCATCAAGGAAGCCATCAACGACACGATCAACGCCACCTTCCCCGATCTCTGGGTGTTCGGTGAGTACGAGTTCCCGAAGATCGCAGCCAGGTACGAGTATCCGATACCGGTCGAGGTTGAGGACGTCTACAAGGTAACGGTCAACACCATCGGCCCTTCGGCCGTCTGGTTCCCGCTCAGCTCGTGGCGCTTCAACCCTTCGGCATCGACCACGTCCGGCCAGGTCAAGCCTACGCCTGCACCTACCGGCAAGAGCATCCAGATCATGCGAGACTTCGTAGTGCCTGGCAGGAACATCAGGGTTGAGTACATCAAGCGGCCCACGCCGCTTGCCGCTGGCTCTGACGACTTCGCTACGACCACAGGATATCCCGAACGGTACCTGGATCTGATCACGTACGGCGCCTGCTGGCGCCTGCTTCCTGCCTACGAGTCGGCCCGCCTTCAGCAGTCC